CCTGCGCCAAATGTTTACAATAAAATTTACGCAGCTAAACAATGAAGACAATAAATAGCTTAAGTGGCGGACAAACTTCTAGTTATATTGCAGTTCATTATCCTGCGGACTACAACATATTTGCTTTAGTAAGAACCAACGACCAAAGCGTTTTATTTCCTGACGCGAAAATACGTCAAATTGTAAGCGACAGAATAGGCGTTGAATTTATAGGAACTTTAGAAGACGATGACATAATTTACACTATGTTAGACCTTGAACAATTTATAGGACAAAAAATAACTTGGTTAAGCAAAACGACTTTTGAAGATGTTATTGAAAAAGCAGGCGGTTATTTACCAAATATAATGCGTAGATTTTGCACCCAAAAAATGAAAGTAGAGCCTATAGCGCAATGGTGTTATGAAAACACGGAACTACCTGTAGAAATGAGAATAGGATTTAGAGCCAATGAAATGAGCCGAGCCAAAACAATGATTGAAAAAGAAGTAAACGGAATAGAAAACTTTAAGTTTAAAGTAGGAGAAAAAAACGGACGTAACAAATGGAAAGAACTGCCATACCGAAAGGCTAAATTTCCTTTAATAGAAGACGGAATTTTTAAAGATTTTATTGTTGAGTATTGGAAAGACAAGCCTGTACGTTTTGCCTATAGAAATAACTGCGTAGGATGTTTTCACAGAAGCGAATTATTTTTAAATCATATGAGCCGAAGAAACGAAAAGCAGTTTAATTGGTTTGTAAAAATGGAAAAGAAAAATAACTGTACTTTTAAAAGCGGAATAACATACGAAAGAATAAAGAAGTATAATACACAAATGAATTTATTCGATGACGATTTTAACGACTGCGACAGCGGTTACTGCGGACTATAAAAACACGAACTATGGACGATTTAACACTATTTAGAACAGGCGTACTAATAAACCACACCTACACAAAAGTAACATTAAGCCTAGACGAAATAAAGGAAAAGCATCCTGAACGAACAGACATAATAAATTCTATGACTGAAACAAAAGACGAACTACAAGAAGTAAGTTTAGTTTTTAGAAGATTAGAACAGGAATACAGGGCAGCAATACAAAACGCTTTTAGGCTTGAGTTTGTAAATATGGATTTAAAACGTAAAATAGAAAATCTAGAACTAGAAATAAAAGCACGCGACTTATGAAAAAGCTATTGAAGTTTTTACGATGGATTGAACAGGAAAGGATCAAAGCAATGATAGACACTAAAACGCCATTTTTATGAATGTTTTAGAATTACACGCAGGCAGTAGATCATTAGGAAAAGCAGCTGAAAGTTTAGGAATGAATGTGTTTAGCGTTGATTGGATTCCCTATGAAAACATTGATTTAATTACTGACATAGAATTTTTAAAAAAAGAACATATTCCTTTTATACCTGACATTATTTGGAGCAGCCCCGATTGTACTACTTATTCTATTGCAGGAATTAGTCATCATAGGTACGAACAGACGTTATTAGCTAAAAGCGATTATGCTAATAAATGCGATAGATTAAATAATAATATGATAAGTTTAATTCAAGAATATCTAGAAATAAATCCAAACTTAAAATACTTTATAGAAAATCCTAGGGGTGCATATCGTAAAATGGATTTTATTCAATTTAGCGACAGAGCAACTGTTTGGTATTGTCGTTATGGAGATAGTAGGGCAAAGCCTACAGACATTTTTACAAATCATTTAAATACAATTTTCAACACAAATGGATGGCGTCCACGTCCTGAATGCTTTAATAACAATAGAAACTGCCAACACGAACAAGCACCAAGAGGAAGTAGAACAGGAACGCAAGGAAAAAAAGGAAGCTACGAAAAGAGCAAAATACCAAAAGAACTTTGTTTAGAGATATTAAAAAGTTGTTTAAATGCCACGTTGTAAGAATTGCAAAGAAAAATTCGAAGCTAAACACTTCAACCAAAAGTACTGCTTTAAAGAAGTATGCGTTCGTGTTTGGGTAGAAACGGCAAAGGTTAAAAATTGGAAAAACACGAAGAAGAAAATGAAGGCAGAACTAATGACATTAAGCGATTATATGAAAAAAGCGCAGCAAGTCTTCAACAAGTACATTAGGGAACGCGACAAGCATAAACTTTGTGTAAGCTGCGAAAAGCCGTTAGGATCAAAATTTGACGCAGGACATTACTACAGCACTAAACACAAAAGCGTAACATTTAACGAAGACAATGTTCACGGACAATGTGTAACCTGTAACCAACATAAACACGGAAACTTACTCAACTACCAAATAGGAATAGCAAAGAGAATAGGCGGCGACAAAGTTCTAGAATTACACGTAAAAGCCCACGAAACAAAGAAGTGGACTATTGAAGAAGTAAAAGAAATCATAGCAACGTACAAGAAGAAAATAAAAGAATTGTAGTTTATTCGCATATAATTATTATATTTGTATAAATTAAAATTTACACTATGAAAAATCTATTTAAAGCGCTTGCGGCTTTTCAGCAAGAAGCACCTGTAATACACAAAGGAACTAAAGGCTATGGCTATTCCTATGCTGACCTTCCTACAATCTTCGAAGTAATTAATCCGCTCCTAAAAAAACACGGATTAGGATTCACGCAACTAATCAATACAAACGAAGAAAAACATTATTTAGTTACTGTACTTTTCCACGTAGAAACAGGAGAACAAATACAAAGCAGTACTTTAATTCCTGAAGTAGAACTTAAAGGAATGAATACTTTTCAAGCATTCGGAAGTGGTGTAACATATTTCAGACGTTACGCGCTTTCTTCTGCACTTGGATTAGTAACGGACAAAGACACGGACGCAGCAGGCGAACAAATAAAGAAGAAGCCTAAAATAACAAAGGAACGTTTTAACAAAGCTATAGAAGCAGTTAAGGCAGGTTCTTATCCAATGTCTGAACTTATAGAAAAGTTTGATCTAGACACCGAACAAATGAAAGTAATTAAAAAAGCGTAATTATGAAAGTAAGATGTTCAAGCATAGGTAAGTTAATGGCTGCTTCTCGTTCAAAAAAGGAGCAGCTATCTAAAACAGCAAAATCATATATTCAAGACGTAGTTCTAGAACATAAATACGGAATCAAAAAAGAATTTAGTTCACGCTATACAGACAAAGGCAACGAATGCGAAGAAGATTCTATAACGCTTGCGAACGAAGTTCTAAACGTTGGATTTATTTACAAGAACGAAGAACACTTCCAAAACGATTACATAACAGGAACGCCCGACGTAAACACGAACGAAGTATTACTAGACGTAAAGACAAGCTTCGACGGAACTACTTTTCCTTTCTTTGAAGAAGAAATTCCAAACAAAGATTACTACTACCAACTACAGGGCTATATGTGGCTAACAGGCAAAGAAGAAAGCCTTCTAGTATATTGCTTAACAAATACACCTGAACAAATCGTAGAAGACGAAATACGGCGCGTACATTGGAAAGAACACAAGTTAGAAGAAAGCGACGAAATAAGGCACTTTGTAGAGGCTAAACATAACTTCGACCACATTCCTTTAGAAAAGCGCGTAAAGGTCTTTAAAATACAAAAAGACGAAGCTGTAATAGAAGCTATAAAAGAAAAAATAAAACTAGCTAGGGAATACTATAATAAAATAATAGAAACAATTTAAAACAAATAACAATGGAACAAAAACCAAATACAGGCGCAATCTTTAAAAACAATAAAAAAGAAAAAGAAACGCATCCTGACTACAGAGGAAAAATTAACGTAGAAGGCGTAGAAAAAGAAATAGCGCTATGGGTACGAACAAGCCAAAAAGGATTGCAATATTTCAGCGCATCAATAAGCGATCCTTATGTACCTGAAGAAAAACACGAACCCAAAAGCGAAGGCTTAAACGACTTACCTTTTTAAAATGATTAAAATGTTTATAGACGATTACACTTTACGTAAAATGCTAAAGCAAATTCTAAAACAAAAGAATCGCTACCAAATAATCAAAGAAATAAAGAAAACAGGCGCAAAGATTCAACACGTACAAATAGACAAATTCTTACTAGAAAAAGACGTAAGCTTAAGTACGTTAAAAAAGATTGACAAGTACGTCTGCCGACATTATTACGAAGAAGGAAGAACGCCCCAATACTAGGGGCTTTTTTTTATTAACAACTTATTGTTTAAAAACACGTCTATACAATGTTGAGAAATTAATCATACATTTGTATAAATGAAATGGCTAGAAAAAGTCGCTGAACACCACAAAGATTACGTTGAAGTAGTTCGAAAGTTTGGCGAAACATTTCTAGCCGAAGACATAGTACAGGAAGCATATTTAAGAATGTTAAAATACTGCAAGCCTGCAAACGTTATAACAAACGGCAAAGTAAATAAAAGCTATGTTTATTTTGTAATTAGAAACATTTACATAGACTACTTGAAAGAGCGCAATAAATACGAAATAGTAAGTATAGAAAACTTACACTATTTGACAAGCGAAGAAGACGAAGAACAAAAACACGAAGCATACTTAACAATCCTAAACAAAATAAAAGAAGAAAGCCAATCTTGGCATTGGTACGACAAACTTCTTTTTGACATTTACAAGGATTCAGGAAAGTCAATAAGGCAATTAAGCAAAGAAACTACTATAAGCGTTAAAAGCATATTCCAAACGCTTAAACATTGTAAGCAAAGAATAAAAGAAAATGTAGGCGAAGACTACGCAGACTATAAGAATAAAGAATACGAACTAATAATAGAATAATGGAAGAAAAAAAAACGAAAACCAAAGCGAAGAAAACAACAAAAAGACGAACGAAAAAGAAAGCAGAAGGATTAGGCGACACAGTAGAACAAGTTTTAGAAGCTACAGGCGTTTCAAAGGTAGCCAAGTTTATACTAGGCGAAGACTGCGGCTGTGAAGAACGAAAGGCAAAGCTAAATAGAATGTTCCCATACAAAAAGCCTAACTGCCTACTAGAACACGAATACGAATTCTTAAACGAATTTTACAATAGGGAAAAACAAAATACTATTTCAGTAAGTCAGCAAAAAGTATTAAGCGACAT